AAAAGGGCCGGAGGTTTCCCCCCGGCCCCTGCCGTCTCTCGCCCTTTTCGGTTTCCATGCCCAACGGAGCGGCTCCCCGAATTAGAGCCGTGGCAATCAGGGCGAGCCCACCTTCCCTTTACCCAGGCCGGGCAACGCGGGAGGAGCGAGCCGCCCCGATCACGTTACGCCGGAGGGTTGGCGGCCGGCTGATCCTGCGGAGTGGTGAGCCACACCGCCGAAAGGAGCGCGGCGCTCGCGTTGTTCGCGGGCGTGATCGTCGCGCGGATGTAGCGCGAGGAGCCCTTGTAACCGAGCTTGCGGCACTCGTTATCGTCATCGAACTGGAAGCCCGCGAGGGCCTCCGTGCCGATGAGATCGGCATCCGCCACCGCCGTTGCACCGGCCATGTTGGAGGCATCGCTTTCCTCCAGCAGCACGGTGAAGGTGGCATCCGCATCCGCGATGGAGCCGGTGGCGATCACCAGGCACGCGGCCATCTGGCCTTGCATATCCAGAATTTGCGAAACCGCCGCCGTGTTGTCGGCAATCGAAACCGGGGAAATCGCGCGCTTGATGGCGAGCCGGTTCATGAGATCAAACATCATAGTCTTGCCCTTTCGTGGCCAGAATTGAGGAAAGGGGAGGAGCGGATGCCCCTCCCCCGAAACCGCTTAGGCTTCCATCTTGAGGAGCTTGATCGCCTCCGCCATCCGGATGCCGCCGCCCACGCGCTTGGTGGTGTAGAAAAGCACGAACGGCTTGGCGGTGTAGGGATCGCGGAGGATGCGGGTGCCGAAGCGATCCACGATCTGATAGCCGCGATTGAAATCCCCGAACGCCACCGGGAAGGCGTTGGCGGCCACATCGGGCATATCCTCCGCCTCCACCACCGGATAGCCAAGGAGGGTGGAGGGCTGGCCCGCCACCGTCGATTGCTGCCAAAAGGCCCGGCCGTCCGCATCGCGGAATTTCCGCACCTTGCCCACCGTGGAGCGGTTCATGACGAAACGCGCATTGGAACGATAGGCCGTCTTGAGCGCGGTGATCAGGTCGATGAGGTTGTTTTCCTCATCGCCATCGGCAACCGAAAGGAAATCGGCCGCCGCCCCGGTTTTCACATAGCCCGGCGCACCACCGGCCTCCGTGAAACCGGAATTGATCACCGGCGTATAGCCGCCGATGAAGCCGCGAGGCTTGGCAACGCCATCGCCCATGACGAAGGCCGCGCCCTCTTGCTCCGCGAACTCGATTTGCACTTCATCCGCGAGCCAGGCTTCCACGTCAAAGGCCGCATCATCCAGCAGCGTTTGCGTGGCGGCGGGCATCGCATAGAGCTCCATCACCGGATAGGTGCGCTCACGGAGGCTCGCGGTGTCGGTCTGCGGCCGCGCCTCCGTTTCGCCCACCCACCCGGAGCCGGTGCCGCCCACGTTGATGAGGCGCTTGAAAGCGGAGCTGGAGGTGGTGACGACATTGGCGATGGCGCGGATCGGGCTCACCTCGCTCACCACGCGCGAGATATTGCGATCCATATCCGGCGTGATCATGTAGCCGCCATCGGGATCGGTGCCAGCCGAAAGAGCCTTGAGCTCATCCACCTGATAGCCGGAGGCATCGCCCTTGCGGATGAACTTGAGAGCGGCCTCGCGGTGCTTGAGCTCCGCCTCCGTCATCTCGCGCTTGACGCCATCCGCGCCGGTGGTTTCCGGGCGGCGATCCTTGAGCCGGAGCGCATCCAGCTTCTTGCCCATATCGGTGAGCGCGCTATCCAGCTTGCCCACGCGCTCCGTGAGCACCGGATCGGCCGCGCCCTTCTCCTTGAGAGCCTTGAGCTCCGCATCCACCGCCTCGCGGTGCTCCTTGGCCGTGCGCTGGAGATCATCCAGGGCGGCCTTGATTTCGGTGGTGCCGTCGCCGTTGCCGCCGGTGGCACCCTTGCGCTCCAGCATCGGGCCGGTGATCCCGTCGCGGCGGAGGGCGTCAATCGTGTGCTTGCTCATTTTGCCATTCCCTTCATGTTGGCAGAGGTTTCGCGGATCATCTCCGCAATGGATTTGCCGCTTTCACCGCCCTCCCGTCGTGATCCAAGCCGCTTTGTTGCGCCCTCAAAGCCGTGGATTGCCACCAGCTTTGCGAACGCGCCGGGCGCACCTCCCTCACGGAGTATGCGCTCAACATCGGTGATGGTGAGATCGTTTTTCACCGCATCAACGGTGGCCATCTCATTCATCGGAAAGGTGACGATAGAGCCCTCCCAAAGATCAAGGTCAAGGAGCTTTCGCACCCCTTGCTCCTCATCCCATTGGGCTTTGATCGTGCGATAGCCGATGCTCATGGCATCAAGCGCGCCCTCGCGCATGAGGGCGAGGGTTTCGGTGGCGAGCTGGACGGTGCCCGCAAAGAGCTTGCCGCGCACCTTGAGGCCGCGATCATCCTCATCCATGGAGAGCCACTTGCCGATCACCTTGCGGGTGTCATGATCGCGGAGGAGCTTGATGGAGGAGAGCTTGCGCTCCTTGAGCGTGCGGCGGAACGCGCCGGGCATCACCATATCCATGCCGCGATCCACGTTGCCAAAGGTGGAGAGATAGCCCTCAAATTCGCCATCCTCCGCCACCGCCTTGAGATCAAGCGGCACCGCTCCGGCCTTGGTGTCCACCGCCGGATCGCTCTTGAGCTGGAATTTGGTGCCGTTCATTCGCCCGCCTCACACTAGAAAACCGTGAGGCGATATAGCGGCAAATGGCGCTGATCAGCAAGCGCGAGTGAGATAGGCTCCCCATTGCGATCCCATCGCGGCCGCTATGCCCGGATAGGTGGCGCTGCGCTCAAGCCACCGACCCTCGCCCGGTGAAAGGTTGTTTTGCCCGGCGTCGGTTTGATTGCTCCAGCGCCCCACAATCGGATCACCAAGGAGATCGGTGCCGTGGGCCGGATGCGCGCGAGGCTTCGCAAATGCCGTGGGCCGGATGCGTGGGAGGCGATCCAGCCAAAGCCCGGTGGCCTTGCTGGCATCGTCTCCGAATTGGTGAGGGTGGATTGTCTGATCAGGCGAGCGGATCGCGGTGCCGATGAATGAGCGCGCCGGGTTCTCAATCGCCTTGGGATAGGGAAGGGCGAGGAGCTCGCGGAAATTCTCCACCTCGCGCTCCCTCGCCTCGCGGCGTGCGGCTCCGGTGAGCGTGCCCGGTTTGGGCCGTTGGTGATAGCCCACGCCGGGATAGCGCGCGAAATCGGGATCATTGAACGCCCACGCGGCGCTCACCGTGAGATAGGTGCACATCGGGTGAAAGAGCCCGCCATCCCACCGAATCCCGCGCCACCTCCCACACATCGCATTGGAGGTGCCGATCCGGGCGGCCGCGAGAGGGGAGGAGATCGCACGTCCAAGCCTCCACCCCGGCGGCCTCAAAGGCGGCGAGGGTGAGAGGGCAGGCGGAATAGGCGATCAGAAAGCGCGGCTTCACGCGGCGCGGAGCTCCGGCACCGGCTCCATGCGGAGGAGGTGATCCATGGAATAGGCAAAGCCGAGCACGCCAGCATCCCGCACATCGGGATAGCGGTTGCGGGCTTGGTGGCTCCAATCATTTGCGATCCGGAGAGCGCCAAGCTCCGTGGTGTAACCGATCACGCGCTCACCGATCACGCGCACATCCACCGGCGCACCGGCGGCATTGCCCCACATCCGCGTGAGGTTGGTGATCATCTCCAGCTCCGCTTGCAAATTGGCGATCCGGAGAGGGCGGCCGGTGGCCTTGTCAATCATCGTCATGGGTTTCAGCTCCCTTGTTGAGGAGCTCTCATTGCCACATAATAATGTGGCTTGCAATCCCTATCGGATCACCTCGCCGCCGATCACCGGATGATGGAGGATCGCGCACCGGCAATTGATGATTTCCTCGGCCGGGCCGGAGGGATCGCCCGGCACCATGAGCCGCGCATCGCCCACCACGAAAGGCTCATCAAGCGGCACCTCATCACCATCCGCCTCCGCGTGGCTTGGCCGCGTGCGGCTATCCTCCGTGCTCGCCCACTCCTTGATCATCTCCAGGCCGGTGGATCGGGCGGCCTCATCCGCGCCGATAGTGGAGGCGGTGTGCATCTCCGTGCGCGCGATCCGGGCCGCGCTGGATGCGGAGAGCGTGCGGCCGATGCGCTCGCGGATCAGCTTCACGGTGCCCGCCTCGCCGGTGCCGTCGCCAAAGCTCTCCACCAGCACGGAGCGCACCGCCTCCTTGAGCGTGCCCATCACGGAGGTGGCGCGCTGGAGAGCGTGGAGCCGCACCCAC